TAGGCCCTTGGCTATGCCTTGGGCAGCAGGGTGTGGGATCATGGAGAGTGCCGGAGTCACGACGTCTTCTGCTATCTTGACTGCTTCCCGGAACCAATCTCCAAGTCCATTTTCTTTGACCATAACGCCTGTTGGAATCTCACTCATTACTGCCGAGTAGAGTTCCAGCGCTTGCGGGTCATATTTAGGCGACGGAGTCGCCAGCACTATGAGGTCGCTATCCTCGAATGAGGGGAAGCGCTCAACGAACACATGCCAGGTAATCGTGAGTGTCGTCTGAAGGCTCAGACCAGTGAAGTATGCACCACACGGATCGAAAGGTGTCCAGAACTTGTCTGTCCACGCGTAGCCGTAATTACCAGCCACGTCCTTGTTGTAGACGATAGGGACCTCTCCAACATAAGTCACCGGATTGTTGGTGTTTGGAATAGCCAACAGCGGCGAGGTGAAGTTGGTGTACTGCGGAGGATTGTCCATGCCATGACCGGCACAGACAACATAGGCTCCCTCTTTCGCAGCCCATTGACGTGACCCATTCAGAAGCATTGCTTGCTGAGTGTTAACTGGAGGCATTGTAAACTCCAGATAGTCATTATACCCCGGTGTACTCCAGCTAGGTGTGCTTGTTTTCATCCTATACTGGAACGAGGTAGAATTATTGAACGGTGGGCAAGGTGCCCGCCACGTGGTCACCATTCCACTCTGATAGATTGGTGCCGTGGTGTTCGTTACTTCGAACCCCGCTGCTATGATTCGCGCTGCGCCACCCCAATACTGGGTGGGCAGCTCGATTTGGCCTGTGTTTACCTGAAAGTTAGTGCTAGCTCCTGTCTGCACGCTTTGGTACATCAGACCACCATAAGTCGCAGTGCCTGCAGGGAGTGATCCGTTTCCACTAGGAAAACCACCAGCTCCAAGGTCACTGTAGACTTGATTGTACGACCCGTTGTCATTCTTGAGGAAATTCATCGGGACGTCACCTAACCACGGTAGGGCTGTGATACTACAGTCCCAAGTTCCCGTGGTGATTGAGACCGGGCAGGCGATGGTTGTGCTCTGTTTAACGAGCTGTACCACGCTCGCAGCGCTCTGCGTGTCCGGATACCCATTACAATGGATAGCCTTATCGTGAAAAGGGTCCAGAGAAGCAAGCAGCCACTGCTTGCCGTCCTCAGAAATCCCTGAACGAGCGGCGATCCTATTAAGAATCTGTTCTCCTCGAGTGACGCCAGCCATAGCGACGTACTTAACTCAATGAGCGAGAAAAGATAATATATTATTTCGATTAAAGAAAGGGTTCGGTCGAGATTAATCATAACAAAGAAACTCCAACAAATAGTTGAAGTTATTTTCGAATGTGATTTTACCCGCGGCATCGAAAATACCGTGATGACTCTCGTCCCCGAAGATGAGAAACTCGTTCTCTTCATCAGACATTCTTTGAGCTAGAGCAGCATGAAAGGTGATCTTTTCATCCATCCTTACTTCTGCTTTCATTTCTTCTAGCTTAGTTAAGCTGATCCAATTCAATAATGCATCCGCCTCCTCCCTAATTGCAGGAAAGGCCCACCCTAACTTTCGATAGGCGCAGCATTTCACATACGCCAACCTCCAACTCTTTTCTTTAAAATTGAAGTAGATATTCGATCGAATCTTATCGAAGTTGGGTTTGGGCAACCAGAATTTCCTTTCTGGAAGCCAGACGAACCCGGTATTTAGGAAGGTTCCTTCAGAAAGAGTGCCAACTGGGCGCTCTTCTTTGAACTCAAATCCTAGCTCCCTGGAGTATTGTATTATATTATCAAACAAAGGGATGTCTGGGACGACACTATCGTCGCCCATCATTTTTGCTGAAATACTCCAGAATTCACGCATGACCTCACTATCTGAAAGTCCATTCCTGCACAATGTGTACAAGAAAACTATGATCAATGCGTA